CTGCTCAAAAGATTGACATGAACCACCCGCCAAGTCGTCCGCGTAGTTGTTCAGGTCGTTGCGTATTTGTTCGCGCAATACGCGTGCGAAGTCTTGGATCATTTAGTGGGCTTCTCCTTGGTTTGGGCTTGTTCACGCATCATCTTGGCCCGGGCTCGCGCCTGTGCTTCTTGATGACGCAGCTTCTGGTCATGCGCCGCTTGGCGATGCTCCAGATCCTGTGCGTGGCTGCGTGCAGCCATCTCCTGCTCCATGCGTGCGGCCTCGGCATCGAACCGTCCGGTGTCTCGCTTGGCGTCGATGGCCGCTTTGGTCGCGTCCACGTTTAAGCGACGGCTGTCGATGTTCTGGCGTTGCAGCAGCTGCGCGGCGGTGCGCTGCTTCTCCAACTGAATTTTGGCAAGTGCCTCGGCAGCATCTTGCTGAAGTTTCTTCTGAGCAATCTGCCCGTCTTGGGCCACCTTCTGCGCCTTGGTCTGGGCTTCCTGTTGACGGATAGCCAGCTCTTGTTTCTGCATCTGAAGCACAGGGTCCTGGGCCTGCTGCTGGGCTTGCTGTTGTTGAGCCTGCGCCTGGTTCTGTTGCAACACCTGCTGTGCTGCCTGGGCCATCATGCCCGACAGTGCAACCTCCACCTCGGGCGGCAACTTCTCGTCCTCCGGGGGCAAGGGCATACCAAGCTGCTGCTCGATCTTCTGGCGGTAGCCAAACCCAACGTGCTCAGAGATGTGCGCTTGCATCGCTGCCTGCATCTGCGGGGCGCGGGGGTTCTGACCGATCAACTGCATGATCAGCGGGTCCTGCATCGCGGCCATATGCACCTTGATGTGCGCCTCGTGGTCCTGGTACATAAACGCCTTGACCGGCTCGCCTTTCAACACCGCCATGTTCTCTGCCACCGGATCGCGTGGCTTCTGGTCGTCAGGCAGCGGCACGAGCTTCTCAGCGTGCTTCACACCCAACACCTCCAGCATGCGGCGGTGCAACTGCGGCAAGTCGTAAATGTCCGGCGCCATCTGCGCCATCTGGATCACGGCTTGATACTGAACGACTCTTTGCGACATCGTCGCAGCGTTGGGGTCGCTCACCGGAATGATGTCGACCTGAGAGTAGTCTTCCTTGCGGGCCGTGCGACGGCCTTCTTCCGGCTGATAGTCGTAGTCGGGGTCGGTGTAGTCCTCGATGATCTTGACCAGCAACTTCAACTCTTGCTTGAAGCTGTAGTGCAGGCGGGCTTGCACCGCCGTCATGACCTTGAGCTGGCGCTCCAGAAGAGCCAGCGTGGTACCCACCGGTGCCTGCGCAGACATGTCCGACACCTTCATGTCGGCTGTTGCGGCAAAGCGACGACCCTCGTCGACGATCGTGGTCAGCAGGTTGTACAGGGTGGCGCTTGGCTCCTTGTACGGCAGGGGCATGATGCTGTCACGCAGCGCCCCAGAACTGATGTCTACGTCCCGCCACTCGCCCGGGGCAATCGGCGTGTCATCACCTTTAATCCGAAGCCCACGGGTTTTGAGTCCCCCGGGCAGGTTCGATAGGGTACCCGCATCCACCAGCTGGCGCATGATGGAGGTTGCAGACTTGGCAAACCCGCCAATGAGGTGGAAGAGTCCGAAGCCGTAGGCTCCGAAGCCGGGGATGTATTGGTAGTGGACGAAGTGCTGTCGCTTGAGCTTGAGGGGGTCTTCTTCTCGCCAGTTGCGTCGGATGGCCAGGACATCGTTCGATCCTTTTATAAGGGTTACTACGTATGGCAGCGCGATTCCCGTCTCTTCGCCGTCATCGTCCTCATCTTCGTCCCCCGGCAGCACCAAGTCAACATGGCACTCCAGCAGCACGTACCGATCGTCGTCGATGTCGCTAAAGCCTGTCTCTTTGTCCTTGGCTTTCTTGATGTCGTCCTGGCTGTGCGTGGGGTCCGGCAGCTCGATGTCGCGGTAGAACCCAGCTTGCTGGAGCTTGATGATCTCGTTCTTGGTCTTACGCATGACGTGCGTAAGCCGATAACAGTTGTCCAGGTCTGACGTGCCGTACGGCAGGATGATGTCCTCTGCCGGGATAAACATCGACACCTGACGTCCCAAATTGGGATCGTAGTACACCTTCTTGAACGCGGAGCCAGTAGCGGGAAGAGACCACAGCATGCGCTCATGCTCGGGGCGGAACTCCTTCATGACGTCCGTCAACTCGTAGTTCAGGTCGTCCTCGACGCGCTTAGACGCCGCCTTCTTCTCAGGCGTCTCCTTGCCCAGTATCTTGGTGCGCACCGGCCCTTGTGCCGGGAACGTCTCGGTGATCGACTCTGACTGGAACCTGACAATTGCCTCGGTGATCATCGGGTGGAACACGCCGCTTGCGCCCTGCCACGGCTCCGTTCTCTCCTCGTACTGGAGGCCCAAGAGCTTCAGCCCTTCTACGTACGACTTCTCCCACTCCTTGCGTGACTGCTTGTCCTGGTCGATGTCACCAGCCAGGTCCCCAGCGATCGTCGCCACGGCACCTTCCGCCATGGTCTCGGCTAGGTTGGCGGAGAAGTCGTCGTCTTCTTCGCCTGGGATTATGGAGATGTCTAACCCATCTGCGTGGATGTTGACGGCTTCCGGGTCAATGATCTCAATCTCGATCGGCTCCTCGTCGAGTGCGTCCTCCTCCATGCTGGAGGGGGCTTGGTATAAGGCCTTGTCGATGTTGGTAGCCATGTCGATCCTTAGTAGTACGCCGCGCTACGGCGTCTGAAAAATCTGGGTTCGTCTGGTTCGTCCGAGTCAAGTCGGATGAACCCACCTTGTCTGAATCTCAGCAACGCCTGGCTGGTAGTATCCACGAAGTCGTCGTTCTCGCCGTTGGGGAACGACGCCACTTCCTCGATCACCTCACGCGCCCAGCGTGTGTCTGGCGCCCACACCATGCCGGATGCGAACAGATCAGCCACTGCGTTCAATCGTACCATCTTGTCGTTGCCACGGCTAGGGTTCGTCTCCTGGACTGGTATGCCCATGTTCCGTAGTTCCTGGATGAGCGGCGCCCCGGCAGCCTTCTTTTCCACGATGAACGCGTCAGGCTCCCACTCCTTGTAGTGCTTCAAGGCAATCTGCTTCAGCTCCGGGAACGCCATCCGGTCCTTGAACGCATCCAAGAGGATGATCTGCGCCTTGTCGTTCTCTTCCTCGTTGTAGAAGACGCCCCATGTCGTACACGCCGAGTAGTCGGAGTTGGTCTTGGTCTCAAACGCCGTATCCCAGGACTGGATGACGTAGTCGCACTCGGGTGGGTCGTCCGGCTCCCAGATCCGCCACAGTTTCCGGCTGATGATCGCCGCGTTGTTGGATGTGGGCTGCTGCATGTACTGGGCGTTCCAGTACTGCGGGTCGATCGACGCCTTGGTTGCTTTCAACGCCTCCAGTGGCCACTGCTCTGGCCACAAGGATTTCTCCTTTTCCGTGCCCTCGTGCAGGATGGCTGGCAGCTCCACGATCTCCCAGGGGATCGAGTCCGGGTTGCGCGTTTGGTAGTCGATCAGGCGCCCGGTCAGGTCCAACTTCCCCCAGCGGGTCATGATAATGATGATCGCCCCGCCCGGCATCAGACGCTGCAAGGGTCCGGTCTGGAACCAACTCCACGCTGTGTCAAAGGCAAGACGAGAGTTGGCCTTTACGTCCTGTTCAGAATGAGGATCGTCAATAACGAACAGATCAGCACCACGTCCAGCAAGAGCACCGCCAACACCAGCAGCATAATACTGGCCACCAGTGCTGGTGCTCCATTTTCCGGCGGCCTTCTGGTCGTCCGCCACCAGCGTGTTGGGGAAAAGTTCACGGTACTCCTCCGAATCGATCAAGTTTCGCACGCGTCTACCAAAATCTTCCGACAGGCCCGCCGTGTGCGTGCCCATGATGATCTTTTTATCAGGGTAATTACCTAGAAAGAACGCTGGGAACAGGTAAGAGCTGAACTCCGACTTACCCATACGAGGCGCAATGTTGATAATCACGCGTTTTTTCTGGCCGGAGATCACTTCCTGGAAGATTTTTGCCAGTTTTCGGTGGTGCGGCCCGATCTTGAACCCCGGATAGACGTGTTTGGCGAACTCAATCGGGTCCTGGCGCTTCTTTCTCAGCTCGCGCAGGTGCTCCTGCCGGTCCAAAAGATCCAAAGTCTCCAATTTCTCCACTTTACCCATGGTGGGTAGCTTGCGGTAGAGGGCTGTGGCCTCCTCGGGGGTCAGGATTTTTTCACTCACTGGGCTTTTCCGGTTCGTCTTCCGGTGGGGCCGGGGTGGCGGTCACCTCAATGACGTCAATGTCCTCGATCGGCTGCACATCCGTCACGTCCATGAACTTGGCGAGCTTCTCTTTCAGCTTGCGGTCGACCTCGTCCTCGGTCATATCCGTCTTCTTGACCTCAATCTTCTCGGTGAACAGCCCGACCTCGGTTACTTTGCCAAGCAGGGCTAAAGCCTTCAGGCGTATGGACGCCGTCGGGTGCTCGCACTCCTCCAGAATCTTGGCCACGGCGTAGCCGCGCAGCTCTTTTGCTTGCTGTATAAATTCCCAGTCGTATGCGGTGAGCATACTTGTCAGGTGTCGTACAGCTTGCGGGGTCTCCAGCTTGGAGACCATGGCGTGTGCATCTGCGGTGGGGGCGTTGGTGGTGAGCGCCGTGAATGTTTCACGGGCCTGGGTTTTTTCTAGCTCGGATACAACAGCCTCTTTGTCTGGCGCACCCATGGATTTGAGCCAGTCGGAAGTATTAATCTTCCCGTCCAGTGCCTGTATAGGCGTAGTTTTTTCTACCGGGGGCGGTGCCTCGGTACTGGATGTAACTTCAGGCTGGAAGTCAAGCAGGTGTTCGAGCATTTGTCCTTAGACGGATGCGGGTTGCGGTCCCGGTAAGTGCAGTGTACACTTAGTTCCGGCATTGGTGCAAGTCTAGCAGTTGCCCTTTGCTTTCTCCTATTGGTGGGTTGACTCCCCCATTCAGCCCCCGGCAGAAATGTCGGGGGTTTTTTTATGCCTGTCAATCGTTAGACAGGGGTGTTCTGGAATTTTTATAAAAAATTTTGTGTAGACAGAAAGTATTACAGAATAGTGGGAGCGGGTGCAAAACAGTGTTCTATCCGGCCAGCCGGGTCGTTATTTATCTAGGTGGGTGGGGGTATGGTGGGGTTTGGCTATGCCGTTTCGACCTTGTTTAAAACCCCCATATGGTTAACTGGAAGTGTTGATGCGAGGCATATCGCCCAGCCAACAGCTCAACCAGG